ATGCCGGCATGATCAAGCCGCGCAAGGTCAAGATGGGTTTCGAAGCTCTTGAATTCTCGTTCAAGATGCCCGGTCTCGATCCGCAGATTCTCGAACTGTTCGGCCTCAAGCCCGGCAGCCAGAACCTTTTCCTGATCACCGGCGCGCTGGTGGACGAGGACGGCGACGAGCACTCGGCGGTGATGACGGTCCGCGGCTTCCTGTACAAGGGCGATCACGGTTCCTGGAAGCCCGGCGACATGGCCGAAAACGACTATGCCGTCTCGGTCAACAGCTACAAGCTGGAGATCGACGGCAAGGAAATCATCCAGATGGACGACTTCGACATCCGGGTGGGCGGCCAGTCGCAGTACCGGGGCATCCGCAAGGCCCTGCTGCTGGATTAATCGCGGCCGCACCGCCGATCTTCCTGGCCCGCCTCGCGCGGGCCTTTCCATTTCCTGAAAGGACACCCCATGAAATTCACGCTTTCCGCACCTGTCGAGCATAACGGCACCACCTATTCCGATCTCACATTCCGCGAGGCTGAGACCGGCGACCTGATGGCGGCCGACAAATTCGAGGGGCAGACGTCCAAGATCGTCGCCATTCTCGCATCGATGTCCGAGGTGCCGCTGCCCGCGTTCCGCAAGATCAAGGCCCGCGACCTGACCAAGATCATGTCCGCGACCGCCCATCTCATGGGGGAGTCGGAGCCGGTCACGACTGGCGATTGATGGCCTGCGTGATCGGCGCGGTGACCGGGCCATCGCCTGACATCATCGAGCGATGGCCGCCGCACAAGACGCTGGCCTATTTCGAGAAGGCCATCGAGGTCCGCCGCATGATGGGTGGCCAACCGACATAGGCGAGGACGCATGGCGACTCTTCAAAGCACCCTCAAGCTGACGCTGCTTGATCAGGTGTCGGCGCGGGCGCGCGTCATCAATGGCGCGCTGGACCGCATTCAGCGCCAGACGAGCATGATGGGCGCGATGTCGCGCAGCATCCTGGCTTTCGGCGCGACCTATCTCGGCGTCCGGGAGGGCATTCAGGGCACGATCGGCGCCGCCATCTCGTTCGAATCCGCGTTCGCGGATGTGCGCAAGGTCGTCGAAGCCAGCGACGAACAGCTTCAGAACATGGAGCGCTCGATCCGCAAATTGTCGACCGTCATTCCGGCGTCGGCAAATGACCTGGCCGCGCTCTACGCGGCGGGCGCGGAATCCGGTATCGCGACCGACGAGCTGAATGCCTTCGCGGAGATGGCTTCTCGCGTCGGCGTCGCCTTCGATATTCCCATGGCGCAGGCCGGCGAATCGCTGGCGAAACTGAAAACGCAGCTCGGGCTGACGCTTTCGGAGACCGGTGATCTCGCGGACGCGATGAATCACCTTTCCAACAGCATGGCCAGCAAGGCCAGCGATATTCAGGCCTTTATGCTTCGCGTCGGCGCGCTAGCCGAAATGGGCGGCCTGGCCAAGGAAGAGATCGCCGCGCTGGGCAGCGCGATGATTGCTGCCGGCGCTGAGCCGGAAGTCGCTGCGACCGCAATGCAGAATGTCGTCAAGGCGATGACGCGCGGCGGTTCGGCAAAGAAGGCACAGAAGACCGCGGCAAAAGCGCTCGGGCTCGATCTTCCGCAGCTTGCCAAGGACATGCAGAAGGACGCGCCGAAGGCCATCAAGAAGGTTCTGGCGGCCATTGCGAAGGCGCCGAAGGACCGGCATATTTCGCTGCTGTCCGACTTCTTCGGCGACGAGGCGAAGGCTTTCGCGCCGCTGGTCGGCAATATCGGCCTGCTGGATCAGGCGCTCGATAGCGTGGCGGACAAGACCAAGTATGCCGGGTCGGCGTACAAGGAGTATATCGAGCGGTCGAAGACGACTGCGAACGTGCTGCAAATCCTGCAGAACAAGTTCGCGGAAGTCGGGCGTTCCATCGGCGATGACATGCTTCCGGGGATCAAGGAAGCGGCGCTTGGCATCGGCGACATTCTGGACACGCTTGGGCAGCGGGCGCATATCTTCGATGACCTCAAGGTTGCGACGCAGGGCTTTCTGAACGGGCTCGGCTTCAATGGCGGCTTGCGCAAGGCCATCAATGACATCGGCGACCTGCTGCTCGCCCCGGCGGACGGCTCGGCGTCAGCCGATGAACTGGGCCGCATCTTCATGCGGTTTCAGGATTACGGGCGGCAAATACGCGAGTTCGCGGAGAGCGTGGACGAGGCGGTCAAGCGGCTTGAAAAGGCGTTTGACCTAAAGCCCGGCACGATCGGTGACACGCTGCGAGAAATATCCGGATGGGGCTTTACCCTCGGCGCGGCGTCCATCGGTATCGGTCTGGCTGCCAGCGCGATCATGGCTCTCGGCAGAGCGCTGATGGTTCTGTCGGGCGCGTCGCTTCTGATCGGCGGGGCAAAGGGCCTCGGCAAGTTGTTTGGCGTCATCGGCGCCGGCACGGCCACTGCGGCAGGAGGGAGGGCTGCCGCCTCGGCAGCCGGAGCTGCCACCGCAACCGCAGGACTTTCCGCCGGATCAAAGATTTCTGGCATCCTGGCGACGATTACCGGTCTCTACCAGGCCGTCAAGAACAGCACGCCGGAGGGGATGAAGGACAGCGTCAACGGCGCTCGCTCATTCGCGAATTCGGTTGCGGAATTCCTTTTTGGTGAGGAAGTCGCCAATGAGTCCTTTTCGTCCAAACCGGTTGAGGGACCGGCGCTTGAGGGCAAGGGTGCCGGCTGGGCCAAACTCGCCGCGTGGATGTCCCTAATCGATCAGCGCCTGAGCACAACCGATCCGACCGTTCAGGCAGGTGTGGCGCAACAGGTTGCGATTCAGAACTCCGAGTTTCCCGGCAAGACCAAAGACGACTTCGACATGGGCCGGCGCGCCGTCGCGATCGATGCCGCGTCTATCTCGGCAATGATCCAGCCGGCTGGCGTGCAGCAGGTGCAGGTCGTGAATCCCGTCGTGCCGAATGTCACGGTCAGCGCGCCTATCACGGTCAACGGCGTTTCAGACCCGAGTGCTGCTGCGTCCAGCGCGGCCAGTCAGTTGGGCGAGAAAATCAAGTCGGCCGTTGAGAGTGCGAATACGGACTAAGATGGCGGCGACGGCAGAATTCGCAACAGTAGAAAATCTATAGCGAAATACGCCTCAATCAAGGCGAAAACCAAAATCAACGATGGCATGACCCATCCCCGTGGTTTTGCTTGGCGCCACAGGAAGAACAGCGCCGCGAGAACGGTAAGTTTTTCCAGATAAAATATCATCCGTTCCAAGGATAACCCATGTCCGGACCCGTTGCAATGATGCTCGGTGGCTTCGGCTTTGAAGCTATCGGCTTCGGATTCGACGGCCTTTCGCGCAACGTGAATACCCCATGGGCCGACATAGCCGTCGGCCAAACCCTCAACCAGCAGCAGTGGACCGGGCCGACGTCCGAGGAAGTCACCATCAAAGGCGTGCTGTTTCCGGTCGAATATGGCGGGCAGGGCTCGCTGGACGGGATCATCGCGGCCGCGAGTTCCGGCGTGCCGATGATGCTGGTATCGGGCAGCAGCTTCGAGGGTACCATTCACGGCATGTTCACGGTGCAGTCGGTGGGCGAAGACCGGAGTTTCATCGACCATCGCGGCCAGCCACGACGGAACGCATACACGATCACGCTAAAGCGCTACGGCGGCGGCGAGACCGGTGGCGGGCTGTTCAATCTGTTCTAGGATCTCGCATGACCACGATCTACACCACGCGCCAGGGCGAGACGGTCGATCTGGCGTGTCAGGCGTTCTATGGCCGGACGGCGGACGTTACGGAGTCGGTGCTCGATTTCAATCCGGGACTGTCCGCCCTCGGCGCCGTGCTGCCGATGGGGACGAGGATCGTCATGCCGGCCATAGACGTCCGGCCGAAGGCGCGACCGCTGATCAAGCTCTACGAATAGGGAGGTCTCGATGCATCCCAAAGTCGAGATCACGATCGACGGCCAGCCGGTGGCCGGCGCATTCTACGAACGCCTGATTTCCGTGAGCGTGACGGACAAGGAGGGTATCGAGTCCGATACGTTCGACATGGAGTTGAACGACGGCCCGGAGGTCGGATTTCTCGCCATCCCGCGCACCGGCGCCAAGGTCGAGATCAAGATCGGCTATGGATCGGCCCAGTCGCTCGGCCAGTTTGTCGTGACCAAGGCCACTCCGAAATGCCTTCCCTACAGCATGTCGATCTCCGGCAAGTCGGAAGACCTGGGCGGCTCGAAGCTCAAGGAGAAAAAGGATCGGCACTGGGACAACAAGTCGGTCAAGGACATCGTCAATGACATCGCGAGCGATGCCGGTCTTTCCGCCTCGGTGGATTCCGAGGTCGGCGCGCATCAGTATGAGTGGTTCGGCCAGCAGGACGAGTCACCCATTCATGTGCCTGTTCAAGGTCAAGGACGGCAAGCTGATCTTTTCGGCGCGCGGGTCGGGCAATTCGGCCGGCGGCAGCTTCATGGGATCGTGCGTCGTCACGCCGCCCATGATCGTGCAAGGCACATGCACGTTCGAGGCGAACGATCGCACCAAATACAGCAAGGTCGTGGCCTTCCATCAGGACAAGGACAAGGCGGAGCGGGTCTCGGTCGAGGCCGAGGGCAACAAGGACGGCGATGCCGAATACCGCATCCCAGAACCGTTTTCCTCGGTCGAGGAAGCCGACAAGGCCGCGCAGTCGAAGGCAAAGGAACTGAAGCGCGGCGAGGGGTCGGCGTCCGTGACCGTGATCGGCGATCCCGGCATCACGTCCGGCGTGCCGCTGCTTTTTTCCGGCGTGCGGCCGGGACTCGACGGCGTGCCCTACATCATCGACACCGCTACCCATACCTATTCGAAGGGCGAGGGGTATCGAACCGCCATAAGCGCGAAGCTTTACGACGGATCGTCGGCAAGCGGCGACAAGAAGGACGGAGCGTCAAGCGAAGATAACGGCGACTCAAGGTCCGACGACAAGGTCGCGAAGGATGCGCCGGCCAACACGCCGGCAACGCCATCCGACTGGAGCAATTACAATCGGCTGGGGAGCACGGATGCGAACTAGGTTGAGCGTCGCTTGACAGTCGAATTTTGGAACAAAGTCATGCGCGCGCCGGATAGACCGGCGATTCAAGCGAAGGAGTGCGCATGACGGAAACCAACATGGTCCCGGTGGTCACGAACCGGGATGGCGTGGTCACGACCAACAGCCGAGACGTGGCCGAGTTCTTCGGCAAGCGGCATGCCGACGTGTTGCGAGCGATTGATGATCTAGGCTGCTCGCCGAAATTCGCAGAACGCAATTTTGCGTTATGCAACTATATCAGAGACTTAGGTGATGGCATCAAGCGCACTTATCGCTCGATAGACATGACCAAGGACGGCTTCACCTTCCTGGTCATGGGGTTCACAGGCTCCGCCGCCGCCGAGTTTAAGGAGGCGTACATTGAGCGCTTCAACGAAATGGAAGCAGAAATCCACGACCTTGAGGCCGAGGTCGCGAGCCTTCCGACTCGCGCCCCGGAGGAACTAGCCATCCGCCTTGTTGCGGAAACCCGGCGAACGTTTGGTCACAAGTCGGCGCAACAATTATGGGGCGAACTCGGCCTGCCGGTCGTGCCGGCGATGCTGGCGGCGCCGCAACAGGTGTCGCTCTTCAATTAATCAAATCGGCCCGCCTCGCGCGGGCCTTCTTTACCCGACATCCCGCCGGCTCTTCGGCGGATCCTTATACGGATAGTGTTCCCAGCACCACCAGTCGGTCACCTTTCCGTCGGCAGTCGGGCGGTCGAAGCCGAAACCGCCCCATTTCTTGCAGCCCTCGTGCTGGCAATAGTGCTCGTGAATAGCCTGCGTCATGTCGTTT